CGGTGGGAAAAACGGTGGGAAAAACGGTGGGAAAAACGGTGGGAAAAACGGTGGAAAAAACGGTGGAAAAAACGGTGGGAAAAACGGTGGAAAGAATGGTGGGAAGAACGGAGGGAAATAAGGTGGGAAAAACGGTGGGAAAAACGGTGGGAAATAAGGTGGGAAGAACGGACTAACCACAGAATAATCTATAGTGGTCCCTATTGGGACTACAGAAGCGTCAGTTAGACTTGTGGCAACTGTTTCATAAAGCGGGCTATCAGGAATGTATATCGGCACATTAGTTACTGTGCCAACAACAAAGCCTGCAGCAGTGATTGTCGCGTTAGCAGTACCTTTAGGAGTTCCGTGCGGCTATTGTAGGCTTAGCTGCTTTTCTTGAACCTGTTTTATCTCCACTTGACATAAATTAAGCTTTCAAATCTCCGATAGCCAACCAGCTATTGTTTCCTAGTTTTACTAGTGTAGCAGAAGACCACTGTGCGCGCAAGTAGCGACCAGGAGTAGCGTTTACGGTTACCCCAGTATCTCCCTTAAGTTCTATTGTTCCTGTGCCTTTTGATAAAACAGTAATTTGATCTCCAGTATTAAGAATGTTTGGCACTGTTACAATAGCAGCTGAAGAACTGTTAATTGTCACCATTTTTGCTAAATCTCCAACCACTAAAGTATAAGCCCCAACTTGATCATTAAAAATAATATTAAAGTTAGATGTTGCTGGTCCACTAGCTAATTTAGAGTAGTCGATAGTGTTTGAAGCTATCATAGAATTTGTGACAGTATTAGCTGGCAAAGTTACAGTTCCAGTAAGGGTTGCATTTGCTATTGGGGCATAATATGTGCTGGCTTCACCATTTAAATACTGGGCATTCAGGTTAGAAACTAATGTTGTTGAAGCCACTACTAACGGCGCTGAACCAGTTGTTACTTTACTTTCAAAAGTATTAGCAACAACATCTGCATCAGTATAAGATACATGTGATGTGTCTACCGGATGAGTTGGCTCAACAGTAAGACCCTTGAAGAATTTAAATTTATGGCTATCAGATGCGTCACTAAACAAACCAGCATGTCGATAAATGCCATCATTATAATTGCCAGCAAAACCAAGATCCGGGTCAGTTGGAGTAGCGCCGCTATTTAGGTAAATAATTGGATCTTCAATAGACAGGCTTGTTTGGTTGACTGTTGTTAGTGAACCTGTTACGTTTATGTCTCCAGCAACTGTTATACTTCCAGCAGTCGTAATGCTGTTAAATGTAACATCAGAGTTTGTATTTACTTCTTGGCCTATAGAGATAACCGGTGTTGAATTTTCGCCAGAATTATTTGCAAGCGTTATACCCGTACCTGCCACTAATGAAGATACATAATCTCCAGTTGTATCGGTCCCTAACGCAACAGAGTTTTCTGCAATTGTTGCAGTTAAGGTTACATTGCCAAGATTCGTCAAGGTTGCTGAACCAGTTAAATCTCCAGCCAAAGTAATCACAGGAGAGACGCCAGTAATAGTTGGGCTTGTTAATGTTTTTTGCGTTAAAGTTTGAGTATCATTTAATGTTGCAACAACCGATGTATTTACGGAAAATGTTGGGGTAGCTCCTGCGCCACCTGAATTATTTGATAATATAATTCCACTGCCAGCTTCAACTGATTTGACATAATTTCCAGTCGTACTAGAACCCAATACTATGTTCGATGGGGCGTCCACGTCAGCTGCCATCCAGTTACTTGTCAGCTGATCCCATCGCAAATACTGACCATTTATCTTACCCGTTGTATCGACATCGTTTAAATCATTTACACTTAAAGATCCTGCTGTAGCAACATTGTCGTCTGCCGGAACAAATTTGCCCAATGAAGAACTATACTTTAATACTTTTCCATCTGATGCGCCTGTTGGATCAATTGAAAAACTGTTTACAGATAAATTAGTTGTGCTTACATTTGTTGCATTTGCAACGTTTCCAGTTATGTTGCCTGTTACGTTTCCAGTAAGATTTCCAGTTACATTGCCGGTAAGATCACCAGCGACATTTCCAGCGACATTTCCGGTGACATTGCCAAGTAGGTTGCCAGCGACATTTCCAGTTACATGGCCATAAAATTGTTCTGCTGTTACATCTGCGAAACTTGGAGTAGCATCCAAACCAATTGGTTGCCCAATGGATATTGTTGCATTAGCTCCAGGACCATCGCCATTGGTAAAAATTATTTCTACTCCGGCACCGGAATATAGTCGACTTACATAATCTCCACTAGTGTGGACACCTAACGTTACACTTTCTGGCATCAAATATGCGTCAAGTGTACCACTTTGTAAATTATTTAAAGTTACATTGCCATATAGATCTCCGCCTAAAGTGACCTTTGGAGAAACCCCAGTAAAGTTTGGAGTAGCTAAAGTTTTATTGGTTAAAACTTGGCTATCATTCAAGGTAGCAACAACTGCGGTATTGATTGCAACAGCTGCTGAAGAACCTTCTCCAGCAGTATGCGTGACCGTGATGCCATTGCCGCTGGTTACATCGGAAACAAAATTGCCAGTAGTGTCAGTGCCAAGGTCTACTGCGTCATTGATCCAAGAAGAACCATTGTATCTTAAAAAATCACCATTAGCAGCAGATGATATTGTTACGTCTGATAAATTACCTATAGTTGTAGATTCAGCTGTTAATGAAGTTGTTATTGAAATATTAGATGATCCGTCGAAAGAAGCGGAACCAGTGACAGGACCAGTTAATTCTATTGTTCTAGCAGTTGCTAGTTTTGTTGCAGTGTCTGCGTTTCCAAATAAACTACCAGTAACATTCCCTGTGACGTTACCGCTAAGATTTCCAGTCACGTTACCAGTCACATTGCCAGTAAGATTTCCTGTGGCATTACCTGTGACATTACCAGTGACATTACCAGTAAGATTTCCTGTTGTGTTACCCGTAACATTTCCCGTTACGTTACCAGTAAGATTTCCGGTGACGTTACCAGTAAGATTTCCAGTAAGATCTGTTCCTTCACCAATTATGTTATAAAATGTAGTTCCATCATTAGTGTACTGCCACTTGTCCGTTGATTCGTTCCAACGAATTTGGACGTTTGTTGAAGTTCCACGCTCAACTTCTATTCCAGCGTTTATGGCTGGCGCACCAGTGACTCCAGTATTTAAGACTATAATATTATCTTCTATTAGAAGAGTTTCCACGTTAACTGTTACTGTTGAACCAGATACAGTTAAGTCTCCACTTATAACAACATTTTCTACTGTAGAAATATTGCTATTATTTTTTACCCAAGACAAAGATGTGGAGACTATTGTATTTGATTCATTTACATAATACAGTAAGTCATTAGCCGGATCTAAGGCTATTTGACCTTTTACTAAATTTGGTATTGTCATGAAAAACCTTTCCTAATTAAAAGGTTCCACCGTCAAATGTCATATTGTCTATAGAACCGCCAGTAATGGTAACGTTATTTGAATTTTGTACTGCGATTGTTCCAAGACCTAATGTGGTTCTAGCCGTAGATGCATCTGCGTCATCGACAAGACTTCTTCCAAATGCGGTAAAAGTTGCAAGAGCTGCTGTATTCGCTCCAGTGAAATAAGGAATTCTATCGGCTTCAGAGGTTAGTCCAGCAATCGCTGCCAACTCTGGATCGTAAGCTTGTACGTCTGTACCAATTACCAAACCTAAGTTTGTCCTTGCATTTGCTGCGTCTGTTGCTCCAGTACCACCATAAGCGACACCTACAGCTGTTGCGCTCCAAGTGCCTGTTGCAATATTGCCAAGTGATGTCAAGCTTGAATTAATAACACCTGAACCAAGTGTAGTGTTGCTTAATACTGAAGTCCCATCAATCTTGTAAATTTTACTTGATGCTATATTTATATGCTCTGATGATGTCCATGAATCTGTTGAGTCAATCCAGTTAAAGGTCTTATCTGTTGCACCTTTCACTGTAAATCCAGCACCATCTGCTGTTACATCTGTTGGAGATGCTGTGTTGGCTAAAACTATATTTTTATCTTCAACTACTAAGGTTGCCGTGTTAAGTGTTGTTGTATTTCCATTAACGATTAAATCGCCTGTTACAGTGAGATTATTACTAATCGTAACGTTAGCTGGAAGGCTTAAAGTTACCGAACCATTTGATGCGGAAACAGATACTTCATTAGTTGTCCCAGTTAAAGAAACAACACCTTGGTTTGTTATCGTTATAGTATCTGTAGCACTAGCTTCAGTAGTTATTCCTGTCCCGCCAACAATTGTAAATGTGTCACTTCCACTAGTTATTGTTAAGTTAGAACCAGTATTAGCGGCTACGGTAAACGCAGTAGCGACTCCACCCATAGCTTGATCTACATATAGTTTGGTAGCAGCGTGTGCGTTTGCAGTTGGTGTTGCAACAGATATTGTTCCAGAAAAAGTTTTATTACCAGTAATGGTTTGGTTTGTGCCAAGGGTAGTATATGCACCATAACCAGCAATTGCAATAACAGATGTTGCACTGCCGCCAGCCCCGCCAGTTCCTGTACCATAATAAAGGGTATTGTCAGCTTCGTTAAATGCTAGTTCTGCATTCTCAAGACTTGTTGGGGCACCTGCTGCTCCAGCGCTAGACCTTCTTTTAATTCTTAGCGTATTAGCCATTTTTAAAAATTCCCTCCATCAACAAGATTTGACTCTGCATAATTGATCCATTGAGAGCCGTTATATCTTAATACTTGACCACTCGCAGCTGAATCTATAGTAACATCTGTCATCCCATTTAGAACTGATTGAGTTGAAATATTTGATTCTGCTGCAATGATTCTATCCTTAATCGTAAGATGAGAACCTGCTGGGTTGATCCCCAAAACAGTTTGTATTCCTTCTACCGCATCGTTTAGATCAGTATGTTGCTGATGGTGTGGTACTGTAGTCGAATTTAGAGTATCATTAGCTGTTGGATTTACAAAATTATCTAATGATGCTGGATAGTTTGTGGCCACAAAAACTCCTAAATAGAAAGTATTTTAGTATTTGAATCACTCCAGATTATAGTAACAGGAGTGTTGCTATTGGAGCCGGTAAATGGTAAACCACTTGAATTGTCTATAAAAAATATTAACTTTGAATCAGAATCTGAAGATCCACTCTGATATAAAACTATTCCATCAAAGTATTGACCATTATAGTCGCTGATAGAAACATTATCTCCATCTAATACGCCCAATGAGTTAACTACATTAGTCATGCTATTTGATCTTTTTTTTATAGCACCTGCTGGTATATCTGATATATATTGATCTGAATTTTCGTTTGGTGTATATAAAGATTTATCTATAAGAAGAACTTTTAAATTATTTGAACTTAAATTAAATTCACCATTTAATAAAGATTCTTTAGCTTTTTTGTATACAAAATTTGCCATATTAAATTCCAATATCTTTAGAAATTTTAATTCTATATTTATAACCTTGTTCAAAATAATCTTTATCAGGGGTAAAGTACGATGGAGTTGCATCAAGTGAAGGGAAATCAATATACACTTCTGCTCTCCATGAATGAGTGCTTACACTCGTAGTAACATTTTCCCACCTAGAAGGACCTTTTTGTATTTTCTTTCTTTGGCATAAGAAATACCTATTATTCAAAAAGTTTGAAGCAGGTTTTTCGTTAAACGTTACAGTGACTCTTCCATAGTTGTAATCATTAGATAAATAAAAATCACCATCAACTGGGTCAATATTATCTATATAAAATAAAGGATTTTTAGCTATAATATTATAACTAATGTCTGCTTCTGTTCTTATGGACCTGTCTTCAATCAGAACAGGGATCGTACCTGGATCTACAAATTCTTTATCCGATGGGGTAGCTGAAGAAACGTAAGTGAATTTTACAATTTCGTAAGGGACTGTCGATCCAGCAGAATCTACAACGTTTTCAACTCTTATAAAATAAGATTGACCATCAACCAAATTAGCTTTCCAATAAAGACTTATAATTCTAGAAATTTGATTATAATCTTTTATTGTATTAATAATTTCAAATGGAGCGGTGACCTGTGCCGGAGTGGCTGCATCTGTATAGACTTTAAAGTTTTCATTTTTCAATGAAGATATTTTTATTGTTCTACCAAATTTTATAGATGCACTGTACGCATTTACTTTGGCTTGATCAATGAGAAATAGGGCCACAATTATTCTCCAAAATTATTAACTAGTATCAATAGTAATAAACAAAACGGAAATATGAAAATAGGGGGTGGAGATTTCTCTCACACCCCCCATTCTCTAGGGATTCGTAACTATAACTAACCCTAAGGTTTTTGTTGTTATGCCATCTCGTTTGTAACTTGTACTTCGTAGTTACGGGCAAGATTAACATTTCTAGCAACAGTGATACCTTCACCGTCACCAAGCATTACGATGTCATAACGCTCTTTCATCTTCATGGAACGAATGTCACGAGTTGGATCATCGAACTGATCTGTGCTCATTTCATCCTTAACAAGGAGGGTACCCACTTCATTGCGGTCAATCAAGAACACGTCAGACTTAGCTGGCGTTGCACCCGACTTAGCAGTAAAGCTTACGAATGGTGTAACAATTACATTCAGACCCATTGGGGCTGTCGAATTGAGTGCACCACTTGGTGAGCTTGGACGGTAACCCCAGCTTGTGTTAACAGCTGCAGCCGATCCACCAGTGTGGAAAATCGCATCCTTCAAGAATACCGACCACATCAATGGGTGGAGGATAAAGTCTGTTGGGACATGATTTTCTGCCATCAGGACAGCAGCCATGTCGACAACATCATCCCAATGGAGTGTATCGTTGAACGCGCCATCGATCCCTCTACCGGTTGTATCATCATATGAACCACTGTCGTTGTCGAACACAATTGTTGCTGCGTCCTTGAAACGGCTAAGGGCAATTTGTTCCTTCAAACGGGCCATTGCACGACCTGCTGCGCGAACATGAAGACCTACAATGTCCCAAAGGGAGTCTGCGATGACTTCCTCTGTGAAGGAGAGCTTAACGCCCTTCTTCGAGACTTTGCCTTCAATCTGCTTAGCAAATGCGAGTGCCTGTTCTGGGTACTCTTGTCCTTCTGGAATTTCTGCTGCTTGAATTGCGTTTACGGCTGGAAACTCCAAGGAGCGTCCTTTTCCTAGTCGCACTGTTGATAATAGTGGAGTCACGAGTAACTGTGGCTCTGCTGCTTCTCTAAGTGTACGAGAGATGACCTTAGGAAAAAGTGCTGCTGCATCTGGTGATGCAAAAGCCTCTTTGATGGTCACTCTATTGTTTTCGTCGATGTGCCCATCCTCGGTTAATACAGTCTCCCATGCTGGGAGACCCGAGAGGAGCTCTTGGATTGTCTTACTCATCTTAGGATCTTTCCTCCTGCTATTGTTTCTTAAAGTGTGAGGTTGACGCGGAATGCACCAACCACATTTGTAACGTCCAAGTTAGAACGTATACCCAATTTACCCGAATATGAACCCGAGCGTGTGAGCTCGTATACAGTCTTCAAAGCACCTGGATCTGACGGCAATTGCATGTAAGACAGAAGACCATCATCAAAGTTGGTTGCAAACTGTTCTACTTCAATAACCTTACCAACCTGGAGGTAAGAATAAACGTCAGTCGAATTGATGAAATCCGCTGCCGCTGCCTTAACTGGACGTCCCATGCTATCCGATCTTACGAGCGAACCAACAGTTACGTCAGCGTTCAATCCACTAACCATTGGGTACTCTACGTAACCATGGGTAATGAAACCTGCACCTTGTGATGTGCCCTTATCGAATGGACGATAGAGGTCATACTGTGCGACACCAATTGGGATAGAGCGAGCTGCCACAGTTACTGTGTCAGTTGCACCCGATGAATAGTTTGGCGTTGCGCCATTCATTGGGTCCCAGGTTGAAGGCATATTGTCTCCATAAGCCTTGCTTGATGATGTACCGTTTGCAGGGACAACGCGTGCGTCGCCATTGCTGTCAGCAACTACCGAAAGGATTGTTCCCTTGGTGATTACTACTTCAAAACGATCATCTTCACTATCTGTGTACCAGGTTGGAAGACCTGGGTGTGTGAGCAAGTAGGCTGCAGGTGCGATACCCTGCGAAACTACAAAGCGACCAGCACCGGTTTTGGTGCCAACTTTACGGAATTTTGCTAAACTCATTTAAGTTATCTCCTTAAGATATATTTTTTTTTTAAAGTTTACGACGGCCCATAAGAGCATCTACAAAGATATCTTCAAATGGTGTTGCTTCTACTGTTTCTTTTTCTTCGTCTTTTCTGTCGAGAGTTATGACACCTGTCTCATTCTCGCTAGCTTCGATTTCAGAATTAATTTCTGGCAAGTTTGCTTTTGCTTTTTTGGCTGCCGGCATACCTGCAAGATCTCTTAAAGAATCAGCTAAAGAAGAAGCTGTACGCTTAACGTGATCAGCTACTAATGCTTCTCTAGCTTCGTATGATTCAACACCAACTGTAATCTTTGCATCAACAACTCTTTCTGCAAGAGTTCTATGTAATGCACTTCTAAGCTTCTGGTTTTCTTCTTCAAGAGCCTGAAGTTTATTGACTGAATCATCCGCATTTTGCTCAGGGGCAACTTCTTCACCAGTGAGCTCTGCTTCTGTTCCTTCAGTATCTTTATTTTCTTCAGAGGTTTCAGCTTTAACAGAATCAACAACTACTACTTCACTCTGTTCTTCTGTTGCTACTGCAACTTCTGTAGATTCTTCTTCTGCGGCTGGTGCTGCAGAAACGATCTGTGCTTCAAGTTCGGCTACGCGAGCCTTAGCTTTTGCTAATTCGTCGTCCAACTCAACTGCGATTACTTCTTCTTGTTCTTCAACAGGCTTTACTTCTTCTGCGTCAGCTTTTGCTGATTCAGCAGTTTCGTCAGCTACTTTATCTGCTGATTCTTCTTCCTTAGAAGCACTTGCCAACGTTGAAAGGTCTTCGCTAAGCTCTTGAGCGACGGCGAGGATGTCTTCGTTTACTACAACATCATCCATTTTAAGATTCTCCTCATATTTTTTCTCAATAGAGTCTTCATTAGATAGTAATGAAGCCTGCTCATTAATTACATTTTCACTCTCTTGAACAGCCATCGCACTAAGGAATGCTCCCTTAAGATGCAGGTAAACTGGTCTTGATTCTTTTTTCTTCATATTTTTAAACATTGATTCATTTTCATTTATTGAAACAATATCATCATTATCCATGTGTAGGACAAAAGCTGAACTTCTAGCTATCCAGTTCTCTGAATCAGCAACCGGTGCTTTGCCGTCTACCGACTTAGAACCTCTTACTCCAGATCTTTGATCTGCTGGCTGGTTAACAAATGAGTACTCTTTAAAAGAAATGTCTTGCATGTCAACAAAAGCCATTTTACCCTTGTAGACTTTGCCTCTTTTAAATCTGGCAACGTTTGGCTTGCCACTTGCGTCTTCTGATGCTAGGTCATCTCCAGATATCGAACAAACAGCTTTGCCGGCTCTTCCGCCAACAGAACCGGTCATATATCTTTTATCGGCTATTTTTTGTGCGGCAACTGGATCAGTAACGGCAATCTGCAAACGTACGAAAGAAGAACCGTCTTCTTCCTTATCCATCCTTGCAGCCATAACACGGCCAATCGGCTCAGAGTTTAAATCATGGTTAAGAATGATTGGCTTAGGATATGGCTCAACCCAAGACTGGAGAGCCTTTTCTAATTCTATTGCTGAGTAGTTATTGTAGTTAGCTGTCAACCCGCTCATGTATAGCGGCAACTTCGATTATTAGCCCCTGTTTACTATCAAATGATTCCATGAAATTATAATTGGAGTCGGCAAACTTGGGCATTTCTATCGTGAAATTTTCTACAAAATCAAAAGCCATTATTTGTTCCTTTATTACTGATCAGCTATATAGTAAATTTGTTTTTATAAGATTAAACAATCTTATATAAATATATCATACTTTATCGAACTTGACTAGTTCTAATATTACCCCTATTGTCTCCATTTGTCAAATAATGCTGATACATATCTTTAGACATAAGATGAGGGGCGTAAATATAGGATGCACTATATAATTTAAAGCCTTTTTCTGTAGCGTTTTTTGCCCAACCAAGATCTTCACCCTGTTTATGGAACTGATAATCTACATTATTATAAACATCTTTAGACATCATTTTTGCAGCCATAATAACATCCGACTGAAAATATTCTCCCAAAGGATATTTTTCTTTTCTGTAGGCTATGTTGTGATCTTCATCTTTCCAATTCATTACACTAGGGAATCTTGAATCCATAGGCGTCATAAACATCAATGGCGAAACTGCATCTGCTCCATCTTTAATATGAGCTATTAGTAACTCTATTGTATTAGGATTTTGCAACAGGATATCTGAGTCTAAGCTTAGATAAAAATCTGGCTGGTATTCTCTTACTCTTTTAAGTATAGAATTCCTTAAAGACACCATGTTGTGGTACTTGGACATAGTCCACTGTCTTCCGTTGTTCTCGTGTTCAAAATGAGGTATATCTTTTCTCTCATTAATCTCAAAAGTTTGGAATCTTTTATCTAATTTTTTCCAAGTTATTAAAGAGTTAGTAGTTTCAAAATCATCAGGTGATGTTTCAAAAATCAAACCAACATCGTTCATGTCAATGGATTGATTGATAATACATCTAATCCATTCCGGAAGAATCCAATCTCTTTTATAGATTGGACAGCCAATTATTAATTTCATTTTTCTTCAGTTTGTACTTTTTCTTCTTTTACATCAGCTTTTTTTGCTGCTGGTTTTTTTTCTTCTTTGACTTCTTCAATCTTAGTTTCAACAACTTCTTCTGTTGCTGAATCATCTTCTGTCTCAATAAGAAGATCAAATGCTTCCATAAAAGTATCAATTATTTCTGTTAGAACTTTCATAGCAAGCGACGTTTGGTTGTTGTCAACTGCTTTTTTAAAGCCTTTAATAGCGTCTTCTTCCAGCAAGAACTGCTTGCTAATCTCTGAATTAATTATTAAGCCCATCATCATCCTTTAGAATATCTGACATTAAGTCATCTGTGTCTATAACAGTATACTCTTTTTCTAAAAGATTTTCAACTACTGACAACCAAGATAAATCATCTGCTCTTCTAATATTGGGAGATGTTCTTGTGCCCTGTTGATTGGTCGGTCTGATAATGTTACCTGGCCCTTTTGTGTTATTGGGCAAGTTTGTAGACTTAGGTTGCTTTGGCGGTGCAGTCTGTGTAGTCCCACCGCTTGCTGAAGTCTTAGTCACCGCACTCTGCTGAGGAGCTATAGCTGCCTGAACATCTGCCTGATGAGTTGCTATGTCCATTTGGATTCTAGCTTGTATAGCGCCAAACAATTCTGATTCATCAATTTCTGGATCAAGGCCCAACTCTTTTCTAGTCTCAGACAAAGAAATAATAGAATTGGTATACTTCTGTATTACGTGGGTTTCTTTTTTAACTTGAGTATCTACGTCAATTTCATTAAACTTAAAGTAACAACGGTCTGATACGTCAGTTTCGATTGGGTTCTTAATCGGGTCAAAACCACCCTCAAACAATAGTTCATTAAAAACATTAACTCTAATAATTTCAGCAAACTGTTTTTGGTACTGTTTAATCTTGTCATAAAGAGCTACATCTAATCTATCTGTTACTGATCTATTCCCACCATTCATCATCATACCAAGGTGATGAGGAGCCAATCCTAAACCAACAGCAACTCTTTCCTTAAAGTGCTCAAGATATTTTGAAGCATCAAGCAGCTGATTACCTGATGCAACAACATCAATGTCATGTCTAAACGGAAGTATCAAACCACCTTCGGTTCTAAGGTTTTCAATTTCTGCTGCAGCACGTGATATTTCTTCTGGCTCTGCTGGTTGTTCAGCTGTACCAATCTTGTATTTGTAAAGAGGAAATAATTCTCTGTGAACAAGATTTTGAATATCTTCTTCTAATTGTCTTAGGGCAATTACGTCATCCAAAACGTTTACTAGAAATGGCGTACCAAAAGCTCTGCCAGCTTTTTTGTCAAAATGCAGATGGATAACTCTATCGGCCGTCCAAACGGGAGTCTTAGCAGAAGGCGAATAAGTTAAAGGATCAGTTCTTTGCTCGTATGACTTAGGTCTATTAAATTTATCTCTAAGAATTCTGACTTGTTCTGTCGGGATTAAATAATATCCTATTACTGTTTGCTCAGCTGAAACTGGAGTTAATTTATCTGGAAAATATTCAGAAATATCTCCTCTAGCTTTAACTATAAAACAGTTGGCATACTTGAAAAGTTGATCGGAAACTTCTATCAAGAAATCCAAAAACGGTCTCTTCATAGTCATTTCTAAGAAGTCTATTCTTTGGTATAGGTAAGCCACTGCTTCAGGGTTTTCCCCAACTATTTGCCAGTTTTCTTTCCAGAACAAATCTTTATATTTATTCATCGCTTGACGGATATACGAGTCGGTATCTACCGCTTGCATAATTCTATCAAAGTCGTATGGCGATGGCTCAAATGTTGCTCTAGTGTTATACCAGTAAACTGAACCGTGATAACCAAGGGCGAGCGATGCCACTCTCATGACCTTACCTAAAGTACCTACGTCTTCAGGCTCTATAGTTTTTGCTACAAAGTTACCACTGTTAAAGTCGTCTATTTGACGAAATGGTAAATAGTCTAATAATGGCATTTGGGGCTCCCGTATAAATCTAATAGAATAGTACTTATTAGATTATATTTTTATAAGTTAGTTACCCTGCTCAAGGCCAGCTTTATTAAAAGCATTCTTAATAATAAGATCTTTTACTGCTTCAAGCCAAAAAACGGTTTCAGCTTCAGCGAAGTCGCTTCTATAAGAAAGGTTCTGTTCACTGATCTTAATCTCTACGGAAAAATCTTTCTTTTCTTCAGTTGTTTCTACTGCATCACTCATAATTTTGTCCTTTTAGTTTTCTTATAATGTTTGATTGTTGTTTGATTGTAGCTTCTTTAATAACCAATTCGGTCATTAAGCTGCTAAGTTTTTCTTGAAAAGTTGCTATTATAATATTAACATCTAGATTTGAGTCTTCATCATCAATATTGTGGATGCTTGAAGGCGTCAAATTTTCATTTGCTCTTATTCTAGACATTCTGTTAGTATATCACGAGTTTAGTCTAGACTCAAGTTCTTGCACTTTTGCAGATAATTCTTGAATTGCTTTGACTAAATGGGGTACCATTTCATCATAGGAAACTGACTGAAGACGGTCTTCTTCTCCTGGCTCGCTACCTTTCCAAAGTGAATACTCTGAAGCTGGATAACCTGAATTATCCAATGCTACTTTTACGTCTTGAGCTACTAGGCCAAAATGTTTTCTTTTTCCAGTGTTATCTGTAGTAATACTATTCAAATTATCTTCATGACT